TCTTTTTTTGGACGTGTCTTGATGCCATCCAACCGGGGAATGCTGCGGCGCATAACGCTTCAACTGTTCCTGATAGTTCGATTCCTTCTATTTCAGCATAAAATAAGAATCCTGTCATGCACGCAGCCCCGATAGGGCGAAGCAAACCCTTCATTATTTGATCTGATGCATAAGAAAGCTTCACAAGCGCATCAATGAAAGGATATGTTTTTGCGTTAAGCATTGTTTCCATTTGCTTAAAGGTTATCTCCTGAACCTTAAAAGCGTATTCTGCCTTTTTGTCCTTATCTTCTATCATTTTATCGCCTAATTTAAAAAGGCTCGGCAATACAGATGTAATTAACCCTATCATTTTGATTTCTCCTTAGTTCATTGATTTCTCAACAACTCTTTAATACCGGCGTTTGCCTCTGATACTTCTTTCTGAATCGGTGAAATAGCTCTATCTACAAAGTCTTTAACTTGTGTTTCGGTCATTCTGCTAGACATTATTTTCTGAATATCTCTATATACTTCAAGTCTGCTAGTCTCAGCCCTTTCCGCTGTATGGGCTATTTTTTCATATATCATGTTTATTTTTTCATCGCTTGATTTACTTTCGCTGTCAATTCTTCGGTGTGCATCTTTAGCGTGCGCGTGTGTTCGTCCAATTAGCAATAAGCCCATCGTAGTGATTAGTCCTAGTGCCCATTTAATTAATGTTGGATCGTCCATAACTTGCCCCTTGTTTGGCATTGTTTAAACCTCTGATACACTATAAAGCATGTCTTTTAAAATTCCCATTTTGAAATGAGCGCCCGGATCATATTTCTTTGAAACTTTGTAACCTTGATTTTTATCCTGAAAATATTTAACTCTATCAGGATATTTATCGCGCCATTCTGCCCGTACTTCGTCATGGCCTTTTATCCAATCAAGCGAATAATTGTTAGCGGTCATATCTTTGGCAAGGACTTCGCCTAGCTTTAGTATTTGATCGTATTCATATTCCCACGCAGAGCCGCCTATTAACGCATACCCATTTGTGAAACTGTTACAATCTTCACGACCATTCATAATTGAATAGCCAGCGTGATACTGTTTAAAGTTTTCAGGCACTAATTCGATATATTCGCCTTCGCGGGTTATTAATCCCTTATACGATAACCTAATATTTTTTAAAATATCAATAGCTGCATTCACATTAAACGGATCGTTAGGGTTTATATTTTTCGCGCTAATATAATGAACCACCGCACCATCTACGGAGATTCTATTTTTAGAGTAGCAATTAGATGGTAGCATTATGAGTCTCTACTTATTGCGATATGATTATATAGTCCGTTAGCGGCAGTATTTAGAGAGCCAGCATCGTTATGGAATACTTGCACTTTTATTTTATAGCCAAACTCCAAATAAATTCTTTTAGAAATGCTGGCAAAAGCAGCCTGTGATGCCTTAGCTGTGACTATTCCGCTGATTGCCAAATCTGAATATCCTGCACCAGTATCTATTTGAAACTTAATCTGAACATCTTTCGCATCTGCTACTCCGTCAAGCCTATATTGGGCGTACATATTGTATACTCCGGCGCTGTCACAAGTGAAAACACCTGTTGATGTGCTGTACTCACTTCTTTGATTATCTTGGCTAGAATTAAATATAAAGTCTGTCCATGTTGATGCAGCTAATGCCAAGGCTGTGGTCTTTGTTACGGCGCACCCGCTTTGTCCAGTGTTCGATGGAGCATAAACTACATGGTGACTAACAGACCCTTTAAATGACGCGTCCCTTGTTGCAGACGCAAAATCCTTCATTACATAAGCACCACCAGAAACAGATATGTTTCTGTATGTTCCGTGAGGCGTACCACCATCAGAATGTACTAAGCTTTGTCCGGTTGCTAAGTTGTTTACAAAAATGTTTGAGAAATCGACAGGGTACTCATTACCCGCGCCAGACGCATGTTCTAAATAGAATAACGAAACTTCTTCGCCGGTTGTAAAATCGCCGTAAGTCGTGGTAACTAATGGGGTGTTGATTTCTATTCTAGCAGAATCCGCCTCAAGCCTGATTGGTGTAGCAACGTGTGATTGCTGGATAATCCTTAATACACCTAGTCCCCAGTTAGCCGGAGAGCTTCTTCCTGCGTGCGGTGTGTTGTCATACGTGAAATTAGTTATACGCAAAGGCCGACTATCAGAACCGGCCAGCGTAACCATTCTTATTCCATACCCGCCAATACCATCAAATCTAACCTTATCCAAAGACCAGTTCACAAGCGCAACAGTAGATTCACAATAAATGGCATTATAAGTACTGTGAGCGAATTGTAAGTTATTCCAATCGACCAATAAGTCTAACGTGCTTGTCATTCTTACGCAATTATCCGCAAAGGTAACGCCATCACTATTATTTGCTAGTATCCCCATGTTTTGGAAATTAGAAAATGACTGGCTTTCAAACTTAATAACATAACTACCAGAACCACCAGCACCGTTATATTGTAATTGTGACATATTCTCGACGTCACCAATCAACCCAACATGCTGCCCGATTGTTACAGAGTTTACTTGTGCTTTGCTAGATGATGGAGGGAAATAAAGATTGCCGCCACCTAACGCTTTGACTGTAGTTGATGCTTGTTGTAGCGCGGCTGAATCATCCGTTGTGCCGTCTAGCGCCATGCCAAACCATTTAACATTGTAATAACCTAAAAAGTCTCTTTCTATCCCTATAGTCCCATCACCACCAGCAGGAATAAACACAGTGCCGCAATATGAACCGCCATTGTCTGAGTAAGTGCCGGGCGTGGCGTTGTATCTTATTGTAAACTCACCCCCATCAGCCGATGTTACAAATAACTTCCTGCCAGCATCAAGCGAGGTAAAGGACAATGCCGCCGCCGCTGCTTTTGTCGCTGCTGTTATAGCGGCAGATCCTTCGATGGTTGTTACGTCATCAATCGTAAAAATATCAGATAGATCGGAATTTTGAATTTTTAGTGTTAAAGCACCGGTGTATTTAACGTCACCCGCTATCCTACCGTAAGCATCTAGAGTATAAGGATTTGATTGCGCAACCGTTAGCAATTCATCTGAATAAATCGAAGCGGCTGTTGTTGTTTTATTTTCGTAAAACGTAATAAATCCTCCCGCTCTTACTGCGCCAGTTGAATCACGGAAAGTTTGGTATGGGTTTATGACGTTATATGACATTGTTTTTTCCTATTTTAATAAATCTGACATTGACTCAAATGCGTTAAAATCATTGATGCCGCGTAACTTTTCGGCACCTTTTGCAACAGCTTCAACAGCTTGCTCCCTTAATGGCGCACCAACACCTTCACGACTTGCTTGTTTAATACTTTGCGTTATCTGTCCGGCAAATCCTGTTTTTGCTGGTGTTCCAAATCTGTCATTGAGCGCATCGGAAAACATAACCAAGTCCTTCACGTTATCGTTAAACTTTCCGCCTAATGCGCTCGCAGTGTCGTCAATTGTATTTAGCGCATTTTCTAGTTTAACCCGCCCAACCTGATTACTCATCAACGCGCGCATTTTTGTGCCAACAGCCTTATCCGCGCCTTTTCCAAAGAGATCAATTGTTCCTATGGCATCGTCCATTTCATCCAGTGCGCCTAGCGATTGCGATAATGTGTCGTTTACCCTTGCATAGTCTGGGCTAACTTCTCGAACCGAATCATTCAATGCGGCGCGTATTTTTTTAGCTACTTTCTTCCCTGCGTCCGTCAACCCAGTTGCTGACTTCTTGCGAAAATCAAGCATATTGTCCAGCTGCTTTTTTAATTTATGTGCTCTTAATGCATCGGGTGCACCGCCTTCACCCAGTAGGTCGATCACATCCTTAATCACGCGCTGTGATGTTCTGTCCTTTGCTATTTGCGATCCTTTGAATATTGGCGTAGGTACACCGTTTCCAGTCAAGCTAACATCTAAATCATCGAGCGCGTCTTCCATTGCATTTACTATTATCTTGCTGTTTATTGGTTTACCGGGTAAATCTGTTCTTGCGATATTGTTTAATTCCTTTCTGGCTGTCGAAGCGGTATCTCTAATATGTTTAACCCTTTTAGTTACCGCGTCACCAACTACGTTAGAAGGGCGTACATCAACCCCTTTGCGCGCCTCTTTTTTAACTTGGCGCATAATATCAACCATTTTACCCATCTTTGCTTTTGTTGCTGGGTTGGCTGCTTTAACGGATTGTATGACGCCGGGGTCAAATCCTTGCCGAATCGCTTCTTTAGCTATTTTGTCAACTTCTACTTGATTACCTATAACCTTTAATGGCGCTAAAGCATCTTGTCTGCTTCCAGATTTGATTTCTTGTATAAGAACCTGTTCCGAAGGCAATGGCTTTTTACCGCCTAAAATAGTTGGGTCTGCTTTTTTTGGAATCAGCTTTTTTGCTTCAGGAGAAAGCAGGTCGTAATCAAGACCCTGTTTATCTAAAGCTTTGCGAAGCTTTTTTGTCGGCCTACCAATATCGTCAATCAGTTTTGTACCTTTACGCAGTTTTTGTATTCCTTTTAGCCCTATGAATTCTAATGCAGCGATTGGCGCTGTGTATGCTGCCGCTGCTAGTTCTGGCGATCCTGTTAGCTCCATAGTGAAATCTCCTAGCGCCCTAGGAACGGACTCCACAGCTTCCGCAATGGGCGCGGCGGCGGTTGCTATACCCGACAACGTTTCTTTCCCTGCCTCTGACTTTGGCTCATAAGTCATTGCTTTTCTTGTTTCTTCAATTGTCTGCGTTGCTTCTTCTGCTGATCCGCCCGTCAATACGTCTCCTAAACCAGCAAGACCAGACACAGGTTCAGCAATCGCACCTGTTACCATGGTTAAAGCGACCTCTGGCATACCCGCACCCATTGCGCGCGCTTGTTCTGGTGGTATTTGGCCTTGTCCAGCGAATAGCGGTGCTTCTGGTTGAGCTATTAACTCCTCGATCTTATCCATTGCAGCCATAGCAGTGGCTTGATCGCCCATGCTGTCAGCCTCAATTGCAAGCTGTTTTAGTTCGTCAATACGACTCATTTTAATAACCGCGCTTTTCGCTGCTCGTATGTTTCTTGTTCGGCGGGTGCTTTTTCATCAGTATCTTTTTCACCTACGAATTGCTGTGTTCTTTTTTGTCTTAAAAAATCAGCAACAGTATTGCCCGGCGTACCTAAGAAAATAGCCGCTTCTTCAAGATAATTAGCAAGTTTCATTTGGGCTTCTCTTTTATCCTTCATCCACTTTGAAAGCTGCTCTGGGTTTAATCCTTGCGGCATAGTTGAATCTAAAGCAAATTTTAGTTCTTGCTCAGATAAGGAGCCAAAAGTTGTATTCTGGATAACATTTAAACCTAAGTTATCCTGAATATTATCCAGTTTTACGGTCGCAGCCTTAAAGGACGGGAACATTTTTTCTATAGGTCCTGTATTTGCACCTTCTTCTTCCAGAAGTTTTATACCTTCATCATAAAGAGATATGTTTTTTCTGGCTCCAGCCATTCCCTCAAATGCTTTTATAGACTGCTTTATTGCACCAGATGCAGCGCCACGCTCACCAGCTCTCAGCCCTTGTAATTCTGCTCCGCGTTCTTCTGCTTCCTTTATTTTGTCGATGTTTTCTTGCTCTGGCTCAACAGTACGCACTTCGCCTGATTTCATAACTTGCTGTACTAAACCGCCCGGCAATATTTTAGAAGACTGAACTTCATCACGCTTTTCAGCTGGCGCGGTTAATTTCTTTGCTAGATTGAAATCTTCTTCATCAAAAACTTCATCTTCACCAACTTGCGCCATTATTTCAGGATAGTTTTGAGCAATAGCGGGTATGCGTGAATCTGCGTATTTTTTAGCATCTTCAAATGAATCAAACTTTGCGATATTTTCCATAATATCGTTATATTCTTTGGTGAATTGCGTGCGTTTTTGTAAAGACTTTTGTTCTTCGGCCTGTTTTCTTTGTGCAGCACTTGCTTGAATCTTTGCGCCCAGCTCTGGGTTAACCTGCATTAACTCATCCATAGCTTTTGGATCTCCCATGTAAGCACTTCCAGCCAATGCATCTTGTTGTTGTTTTTGCTGCCTTAATCCTCTGGCTTCAAGGCCTCTGCCAATAGCTTGCCCTGCTTGCGATAAGAAAGGCGTGTAATATTGAGCCATTATATATATCCTCCTGCTAATGCTCCGCCAAATAATGAAGCTCCACCCGACAATAGATCGCCAAATGCGGCTTGTTCTGCTTGAGCGCCACCCATCCTGTAGTCAGCCGCAGTCCTAGCGCCACTAGTTAGCGCTTGCCCAGCAGCACTTGTTCCTGCTGTCATATATCCTGATGCGGCTTGCTGGGCGGCTATGTCTTGTTGCCCCATAGTAGCTGCTTGTCCAACACCTAAAGAGGCAAGATTTGTAGCAACTTGAGGACTGCCTAAACTAGAAAGCATATTCATATAATTTGTATAAAACTGGCTTTGTGTTGCACCACTAACATCTGCGGCCTCTTTAAGCCTTGCGCCTGAATATAGCGATCCAGACGTTGCGGCGGCTTGTTGTGCACCAGCTTGCCTTTCTTGTTGCAGCGCTTTGTACCCGGGTGTCTCCATATAGGCAGTTCCAGCTTCACCGGGAGCAAGACCCATTTCTATCATTTGCTGTTCTCTGGCTACTCTTGCATCACCGAGATATGGATCTAAATAACCTTTAGCCTCACCATATCTTTCTATGTTTAGTTGTCGCGCTTTTTCGGCTGTTTCAAGTTGCGCTTCTGATGCTATTTTTGCAGCCTCAAGCTGTGCGTCTGCAACATATTTTGATGTTTCAGAAGTTTGTTGTGCGGAGGCTTCTGCGGAACCTTTTATCTTTTTCCCGCTATCTAAGGAATCGCCTATTAATCCTCCAACCAATGCGCCGCCTATTACTGAGCCCATAGGCCCGCCAACAATGGCTCCGCCTACCGCACCTATTGTGCCTAAAAGTCCCATAACGCTATCCTATGTGTCCGAGTAAATTTCTTTAATGGTCATACTTAAATTTAAGTTACTTGCCAAGCTTGCTATACTGCTTATAAAGTCACCTGTCTTAATTGCTCGACCGACTAACGGTGTTAACGGGTCTGTCCTTCCTGCAAAGATAACTTTAGGCGGGAAATATTGATTAGTTACCGCAACAGCACCGCCGGACTGAACGATGTTAATCGTCAGCTCTGTGTCCGTTGCGCCTTCATTCGCACAGTTGCCATAAACGATATGCGCGCTCTCAAAATTAGAGGCAGACGGTGCAGTATAAACCGTGACATTACTCGCGGTTACTTGTTCTTGTACTACATCTACATAAACTATTGACATGTTTTCACCTTACGCATCGAAGTAATACCCCATCATTGTTAAATAAACATCGTTATCGTCTGTCTTTGCGTTTAAAAAAACACCTTCCGGCAATTCAAGATTAAGACCTGTTATATCTCTTGATGCATACTTAGGCAGCTCAATCTCTAGAACAGTGCTAACCGCCGTTAATGAGTTTATAGCTGTCGAAGTGTAAACCGTTATCGTTGCATCATTTACACCGACATTTTTATTCGCATAAACAAGTATATTTTGCAGTAGCATCTTTTTTCCGGTCATCGGAACAGCATAATTATAAGCCGTATTTATTGTATCTATTTTCCAATGTGCCGACTGATTATTGCTGAGAGGCGCAACAATAAGCTCACCATTCTTCGTAATAGCCGCCTGATTAGAAGTTGCAGAATCTTGTAATACAGCTGTTATCATGGAAGCTCTACCAAACTAACTACACCGGATAAAATGCCTGTAGCGGTATCCCACATTAATGCCATGGCTTGACCGGGTGCAATAATAATATTTGAGCTAGTACTTAAATGATAAAGCGTGTCTACCACTGGGCAATTAATCCAAAAAATAACGCCTTCATTAGTAAGTCCTGTCACGTCTGTGTCTGTCTTTATTGTTGCGGTAGGTGTAGCAGACCCGCCTAAATAACGATTCACAGGCGAAATATCTACACCAGCCGTATGAACAGCTGTTCCAGAAACATGATGAACCTCAACAACTCCGGCAACGGTGCTTTCAACTCTTACGTCTGTTACCGCTAAATCCTTCGTACCTGTGTTTCTGATATAAACAAAATAGTCATCCGCACCAACTGGATCTATTCCTTCAAAAGGTAAAGACCATACCTTATGATCTATTCTGTTTACATTGCGGTCGACTGTCTCTTGGACAGAAATAACTTTCAGCCTGTGATTGCTGTCAACACCAGCCCAAGGGCCATTACCTTCACCGTCTAGCAATCTCATTGATTAGCTCCTCTTATATAACAAACTAAAGCTACATATACATCCATCGACGTATTGCCAGCCTGAGGGTCTATTTTTATGCCGATTGATTTTGTTTTTGGTAAAATCTCATCGACTGTGAAAAAAGCCCTTCCGTTTGCAGTTTGAAAAGAAATAATATGCTCTGTACCGTCTGTAAAGGTCATTGCTGTACCGTCACCCTTGTATGCGTCTGCTGATAAAATATTAGAGCTACCGAAGTTTCTATTTGACGAAATATCTACCGCTGTAGCGCCCGACACAATTGTTCCGGCGGTTGGGTTTCTTACCATTGTTATCTTAGGTATGCCGCCGCTGCCGCCCGTGCTTGGCCCCATTCCGACAACGATAGCACTGATATTTAAGCCCTTTTCCTCATTGTTTTTAACATACAAAACCGCAGAATCATTCGCCGTTGTTAGTGTGACAACACCCGTATTGATATTGTATGAATCACCTAAATCTGTCGAGTCATGGTGCTCGGTTAAAGATACAGATCGAGTATGAAGCCTCTTATTTAGATCTACTTTAGCTGTATAGCTGTCGCCTGAGCCGTCTTCAATAGTACTCATTCTTCTATATCCTCTTTTACAATATCCGCTTCAAATGCTTCTCTTAGTATCATATTCATAACCTTTAACTGGTCGCTAATTTCTTTAAGCTCATTTCTAACAAAAACCTCATGATCAACCGGCTCGGCTTCAATGCTCATCTTATCCGCCAATATTTAGTAGATTGATCTTGAAACAATTGAAAATGTAGGCTTGTTCCTTTGTTTCTAATGTTCACGGATGTGTCTGTTTTCGTGTATTTAATGTCGTTTCCGTTGCCTAAGACCTTAATCGTGCTTCCGTCACCGTTTGAGACAATGACTTGATCATTAACCAGCGGATTAGCGGGTAAGCTAATTGAAATACCATTCCTTGCTTCAATCCAGTCCTTGTTTTCTGCTGTGTAATCTGCTGTTTTAACCTTTCCAATAAAGCCAGACGTATCAATCTTTAATTGCTTAATCGCAGCATGTAACTGTGAGTTATCAAAATGCGATTCTATCTCGCTTAATTTAGCCTGTATGGTTTTTACTTTTGCATCCATAATCGGGCTATCAATAACATTATTTATCTCATCAACCTGCTTTTTTAACGACTTAGTTAGACCAAACATATAATCTAATTTATCAGCCGCTATCGTTACCGTGAGAAGGTCTTGAATAACCGTCGAACCTTCGCCACCAATAGTTTGAATTATGTTATATAAATAATCTTCAAAATAAGGGGTAGCCTTAATCTCTTTAGTGACTGGATCTATTTCAGCGATAGCTAAGTCTGTGTCTAAATAATCAGCCATTACATTGCCATCCTAGGGTATATATAAGCGCCATAAAACCGAACACCGACTGGATCGGTCACCTCAAGTTTTATGCCGAAATCTTTATTTCTAACCAATCTACCAAATCGACGCAAAGGGACGCGCTTATCATGTTCGCCAAATTTACCAATTGATATATGGCCTTTATTTGTATATGTCTTTCCACCGTCTTTTGTGTAATAGACAATCATTTTAGGATCTATGGTTGGGTCTGCTGTTTGTGCGACCTCCATGTCAAGCTCCATTAATGGAATGGTGGAGTCCTTCTCAAAAGACATCGTTGGCGATATTAGTTTAGTGCGTAATATCGTGCCATTTTCTGTTTTGTTGTTTGGGTCTAACCTCCACAACTTACCGTCTACAGAATCACCACAAATAATCTCATCGTTAAACTTAACTGCGCTATTAACGCGCCAGCTGTTTAATCCTTCAGATTCCCTTAGATGAGACATCCCAGTATTAATGTCATATCCCCATGTGTATCCTGCTGTTGGGAATGTGATGTAATAGATTGAATGAATGGGGCCATCGACAAAAAAGCCTATTGCATCCGTAACGGTAGTAAAGCCCGGGTATGTTGTCGTTCCATTTCCTTTTACTTTTAGCTCAAAATCCAAGTCTGATATTTTAACTAATTGCGTACCCTGCACCATTCTCACCGTTCTATCATCTGCGAGAAAAGCAAAGAAATCATTGGTTTCGGCAAGCGAGTCTTTTGCTAATATACCCCATTCCTTTGTTGCACCTTTTACTGCACGTAATGGTAGAGTGACATCGTTATATGTTTGGTAGTATTGTGATGTTTCAGAGCCTAACACCCACAATGCAGACTTCTTAGCCAATACTGCGACAACATCATCAGGGGATTCCTCCGCGCTTGTAAATGTTAGAGGGTTATAGCTTGTTCCGTCGGAAACATCAGATCCAAAAATCTCATTCGTTCCATCTCTCGTTAACCAAAATCGTTCATCTAATATGGTAGCCGATGTGCTTGAGAAGAAATCAGTATCTGTAATCGCTACAAGCCCATTAGTGTTTGTGTATATGTAACCCGACCCAGAGCCATTTAATATTAGTATTTGTGAATCGCTAGGCACTGAGTTTGCCTGTATTTTGGCGCGCCCAGAGCCGCCTACCGTTCCCAGCGTGGTGACTGTGCCGGCTGAGTTAACACGATATAAAACAGAGCCAGAAACAACATAAGCAAAACCCGCATTAATAAGAATGTTTGAACGCACGGGGCTGGTCGTTAATGTTGCGAACAGCGTCAACCCGTCAGCACGTTTTACACTGTAAAATTCACCGTCGCCTTCTGGGATCATGTTCACAATTTGGCCGCGACTCTTTTTAGAATCGAGATCTTTATTGCGTCCGCCTAATGGAAAATCAGCCATGTCGTTTCATCTTCATTTTAATAGGGTATACAGCCGAATCATAAGAAAGTAAGTCATTCTTTAATATTTGCGCCTCTTGTTTAATCAAATCTGCTAAAGCTTGGCTAGATCCATATTTAGGGATTAGCTTCACAGCAACATTATAAATAAAGGCCATTTGTGCGTAATCCGGTAAATCAATGGTATCTGTTGCATCGTTTAATACTTGCAGTTTTCTTTCGTAGGTAAAATTAATCACTGGGACAGATGAGCTCGGCGCATTCCATAAATACATGATGCCGCCTTCTTCTCCCGCTATATCCTGCCTTGCATAATGCGCTTGTATTGGTGTGCCTGTTTGGTCTTTATTAGGTAAACCAAAATAGTCTTCACGCGAACTAAAAACGATAGGAATCTCATAATCAGAGGACTCTTTTCGCCTTACATCTAATATTCTTGATACAGGAATAAGGTCTGGCGCGGTTGCTGTTCCTACCCGGTAATTCCTAACGTAAGCGCCGGATACCGTAGCAAGGGTAATTGAATCTGTTAGTGTCACCGTAGAGCCTGAAGGCGCGCCATTAACAGTCGTCCAGAAAATATTATTAGTATTTTGAATAATACCAATAACATCCCCATTCTGAATATTAGCAGCACTAGACACCACAATAGTGCTTGCCCCTGCTGTTGTAGCTGCTGTCGTGGTTGTTTCATACCAAGTATTTGCGACATGAGTCGATGCCTCTCTGAAATCATACTTTGATTGGCCCACCGTTAGGAATAAAGTACCCTCAGTATAAGACCAAAGATGAATACCTTGCGTTTGCCACTCTTTAAGCAATAGATTGGCTGAGGCTTTAAAGCGGCCAATCATATCACCGCTTAATGTTTCACCATCTTGACCTATTTGAAGTAGATCAAATGCTTCCTCAGCCAGTTCGTTTGTGGTTTTGCTTAATGTGTAAATTCCGCTCGTCGCCATGGTTAAACCTTATCAAAGCTTTGTACTGCATCTGTGTCTAATGACTCCGTTCTTATGTCATCAAATGTTTGCTGAGGACTCGGAATCACTGGCGTATCTTGCGGGTGTCTTGGATGCCATGCGTCTTGTATGACGCGAAAACCATCCCACCTTTTTAATGTTTGGGATTTCTTAACTTTAAATCCCGTAACATCACAAATAGTATTTGAATCATTAGGGCTAAAATCGTTAGTTGGTTTATATTTGCGCCCCATAATTAAATGTCTTCGTTTTGCATCACCGTTAATTGAATCTCAGCCGTGTCAGTGTAGCTATTGACTACTAACCGCATTGCTGTTGCATTTACTTGGCCGGACTCCATTAAATCAGCCGTCTTCGAGGCTAAAGCTGTAACAGCATGCCATGATGATGACTGTGACGGTGCGGTTAATATGTGTATTTGGTTTAATGTTTCCTGAACCGTATAATTAATGGTTCCGGTTACATCAACCGAATACATAGCGGCTTCCGTATTGCGATAGTTTAGCGGCAGTGTTTTAGTTGACACTTCGTCAACCCAGCCAATATCAAACGTATCCGCACCAATTGTGGCTGATGGCGTTGCGCTGGTTAATGTTAAAAAGTAACCAGATGACTCAACCGTAGCAGAACCAGCGGGGCCGGTGACGACTTCAGTCAACGCTATACCGTCTGGATCTGTTCCAACTAAAGTAACGGTCTTACCGCTATGGTCTGTTACTGCATCGTTTCTAATAGAGACACGGTGAGCCAAAGAATCACCGGAATTATTAGCCGTTAGCGTGAATGATGCCCCTGTAACGTTAGAGGCAAATCCCGTCAAATTCGCATTAGCGGGATCTATATCAATCAAGTAAGGTCTCATAAATTACCCCTTAAATATCTGTTGATGCTGTCCAGTTAATTAAGGTTCCTTTCTCACCAGCCAGATTACAAACATAAACAGGATCCATTACGATAAACGTAGCGCCTGTTACTGCTTCGGTAATATTGGCAGCGTTATCTTGTAGCCTCAAGAAGATGTCAGGGCCGATTTGTCCTGTAGATGCTGTAATTGTATCGACTAAGAAAATGTCAGCCGCGTTACGTGTGCGGAAGTACTTCACATCATGCACATGAAGATCGGTTGTTGCGGTTGTGCGAACATCAATGCCGCCTACTGCAAAATTACCATCCATTCGGTCAATTGTGATTTCAATATTATCGCCGCCTACAAGCGCGATACCTGCGTTAGTACCTGCTGCTGCTGCACCGTCATGAACATGGTTTAATATCTTCAATCTATCTGCTGATGCAGTAGTAAGGATACCGTCAACCATCTGGCCGGTAACGTCACGAACCTCATTGTTAGCAATAATACAATCTGCCGCACTTACAACAATCGGCGAAACAACCGCGTCAATACCACCAGTATGCAGAATATTCATCATAATACAGCTTGCTGCTGCCATAGTTAATGTTGAAGTTGTAGCCGTATAGTTGATTGTAGGACGTAATGCGCCTGAACCTAAGCCGATAATAGCAACACCAGCAACATCAACATCAATACCTGATGCGGCTGATACTGTTTCAGTGTGACCGGGCATAACAAAAATGACATCACCACGGCTTGCTGTGCATTGGCCTATAGCATAGTCAATTGTTGCAAAAGGACGATGATATGAACCTGATGCGGGTGAATCTGCACCTGCTACGCCATTAACGGGCAATACGCTTGTGCTGTTTACGAAGAACACTTCACCCGGGTGTGTTACAGCTAAAGGAACGCCACGTACTGATACGCCATCCTTAAAGCCATTTGGAAAATTAGACATACTCATTTCTTTCTCCTATGAACCCTGTCGGGTCTCTCGAATTTTCATAGTTTAAAAAAGGGGGCTTTCACCCCCTAATATTATTGGCCTGAGCCGTAAGCTGCTCGTGGGTCAGTTACGCCATAAGATTTGTAGAACATACCTTTATGACGATAGTTTGATGTGCCAAAATCATCATCCTGCTTGAACGTATAGCCCATGCGGTCAAAGATTTTGAAGCCATCATCAACATCAGTTTTAATAAACCATTCAGTCGCAGACGTGAAACGATGGTTAACGTGGTAGCCGTTTGGAAAAATAGAGGCTACTGGGTTAACTGTCGCAGTGTTTGCGGTGTTTGGTTCAAAGCGTGATGCTAAGATGCGGTCAGCCGTATAACGTAGCTGGCGCGGGATATGAAGGCTCATTGCACGTGCGTCGATCAAAAGACCTGCGCCGTCACGATAATCTTCAATTGCAATCGTTGCATCTTCAACAGCTGCTTGACTTAATGGGGTAAAGACTGTGAAACGATTAGAGAATGTTCCGCCCTTACCTAAGACATGAGACGTTGAAAACAACGGTTGTCCGTCACCTAATGCAAAATTAGTGTCGTAAGCGTTATTAATAACGTTTGCGGCTAACTGTTCATCAGTATGGATTAATGAGCGTTTAAGCAATTTACCTGATTTAGCCACTAGATCACGATACAAGTTATTCATAGCGGCTTCCATTGTAATAATGGTTCCTAAAGAATAAACAGCATGCGTGTACGTCGTTGCGAAATCTTGCTTTTCACCATCATAAGCGGTTGAGTCACCTTCTGGTTTTAATGACGCAAGGCCAGTGCCAGTTAATGATACATCCATTTCATACGCTTTTTCTGAATTGTAGGTTTCAAATATTTTGCTTGATTCCATCTCGTAGTCTTTGTACTCGATGGTTGCAATAGCGTTGATACCTTCCTGTAATAAACGGGCTTCTGAGCCCTGCGATACTATGCTGGCCATGATTAAATCCCCGTCTGGTTAAGGGCTTCTTGAGAAGCGTTAATTGAAACAACCCAGTCAGCATTAGTGCCGAGTGCGTTATCTGGACGCGTATCTACGTGGTGTAGTCGCATATTTAGTGTGCTTGTACCTGCTGCTGAGGAACTATCTAACTCCATTCCTGAAATGCCAGTAACAGCATTACCAGACCCAACAATAACATTACAGTTTAAGCCTGCTTCTGTAATTTCAATGTCATTGCCTACTGAGTCTTCTTGAATAGTGTAAAGAACGTCTTGACCCCAATAAACAAGGGCGTCTTGAGCGGTTGAAGCGGGACGATTATTAGTTGTAAGTGAACCTTCATCACCTTCGATAGGGATGAATGAAGCAATAACACCGATAGATGCGTCACCGGCGGCTGATTGAGCAACTACAGGGATTTTGCCTGTAGCGTCTACCGTGCCTGTGAGTTTAACGAGATCGCCTACAAATGCAGCAACGGCATCACCGGCTGCAAATGTAACACGGCGTAATTTTCCGTGATAGTCGGAACCCGATAGAGTCCCTATAGCCTTTAGTCCGGCTGGTTTATCTGAATTGGCCATAATAGCCTCCTATAATGAATAAAAAATCAATTGTTTGCCCATTCTTCGGACTACAGCTGACCTATTCTTCTAGGTGGCTATTTGGTTATCGCCTTCTTTGGCGATTTAATACTTACATTTATAATCTATATATCAAATAAAGTCAAGTTATGCATCATGCGTTTGCTCGAATCCTCGGCTATTACCTGTTGGATTATTAGGCGCATAAGTCTTAATACCTTTAACATTCGACATTACCGCACCTTCTGCCTGAGATTTACCCATACCTAAAGCATCTAGGATTTCATTATTACGGGCTTCTTTTGGGTCGACTCGCAATGCTTGATATTCTTCTGCTGGCATAAATAGCAAATAAGCCAGCATAGCACCGCCTGAAGAATTTGCGCCAACGGGCACACATTCCCACTCGCTTGATGCTTGGTCTGTAAAACCCTTAAATTCTTTCAGGCTTTTATTTTTGCGAGGAACTAATTCTGCACCTAAATGCAGCCAGCGTTCAACCGCGCCATTTTCATCATTCTCCCAGAATAACTGCATGCCTTGATATTCTGGTAATCTTTCATAAAATGAAGCGTCCATATTCAATTGCTTTCCGGTTGCCATGCGTACCTTTTCGGCTTGGCTTAATTTGTTAACGTCTGGCTCTTCGCCAATCGGGGCGCGAATATTCTTTTCTGCTTTTTTTCCTTCATTTTCTTGTGGTGCGTGTGTTTTTAATTTCTTACTCATAATTATTCTCCTAATACATTCTTAGCGTATGTTTCTGCTGCTGCTGGGTCTTTGGCTTTGATCATTTCATAAATTTCATTGGCGGCATTAGTGTCTCTCGGGTTTGAACTACTACCCCCTACCTGTTTTAGTTTGGTGGTGTAGTTTGCTGTGGTTGTAGCAGTACGTCTACTTGGTGGTGTAGAGGTTACACGCTTATTTCTAGGGCTAACAAATTTATCTTGATGCAATTCTTTTGCCTGATTAAACGCCATTCTCTGAACACGGTCTACTTGCTCTTGTGTTAATTCTCCAGCCCTTGATCTATCACCGCCTAGCAGCTGGTCAAGTTTTCCGTTGTGAATCATAATCATATCTTGATGAAAATCAGCGTCATATTGCGTGCTTGACTTGTCAATAATAGGGTTGCTTTTTGCAAAGGTCGTAATAACCGGGTTAACTGGTTCCGGTGTTGGTTGACTATTTAGTTTATTGATTTTGTCCTGAGCAGCAAGAGCACCTTCAATGTCATCATCTTCTTTGGCTGCATTAAGCTCTGCAATAGCATCAAGCCTAGCCTGTTCGACCTGTTGCGCCATTTGTTCGCTTTGTTGCTGCTTCCACTCGTCAATGCCATTGACAACATGACTCATAGTGTCCTTTAATTCTCGTATCTCAGTGATACGGTCATATTCGGCCTTATAAGCATTTTCCCCTTTGTAATCGGCAGGGTCTTTGCCTTTAGCAACCCATTCATCATAGGTTAGGTAGCCCGGAGGCTTTTCTTTTTGTTCTTCTTTTGGTTCTTCTTCAATTTCAACATCTTCTTGGTGTGCAATATCTTCTTGCTCGATATTATCTTGATCGGCATCAAATTCTACGCCGTGCTCTGCTTCAAGCGCGTCAAGGGCTTCGTTCATTTCTTGCTCTGATGTACTCATTGTTTTAATCCTCTATTTTTTCGCCAATTAAATTAAGTAGCTCGAAATCAACCATATAAATAAACTTATCGTCTAGTTTTTGATATGAGGCTAAATAATTGCCTCGATACAAGCTGTTATTTTGATCAGTAGAGTACAGCCCAGACCCTGCTGCCTCAACAAATAAAACCTCTACTATCTGACCTTTATTTAATTTAATAGCCTTTTCCCATAATGGAGGGCAAGATCTGGAGTCAATATACTGAGTTAAAATTTTATACTTCATTTTTATTCTCCATTGTACTAAGGATGCTTTCATCATTCATTAATCGGTACATTTCACCGCTACCCGGGGGAACTTCAATTAAAACCCCAGCATATCTATCAAAAAACACGACATCACCCTCTTTTATTGGTGTCGCACCACCTAATGCCGATGCTTTGAACACACCATCACCAGCACTGGCTACTATCCCGTATTGTGTGCCGTTGTCTTCTTTTTTCTTTTGGTCTTCTGTTTTAACGTCAAAACCAGCGCTAGCTAAAGCAGAGAACTTCTCTTTTTCTGCCTCCTCTAATCCAGATGTTGCGCCAATTGTCCTTACTAATACCCGATAACCTACGGCTTTATACGTCCCCTTAGCTATCATAGAACGGGCATTATTAATCATTTCTTCGGTTATTTTAATCATTAGCCTTCCTTTCTGTAGTTTTGTCCCACTAAAATAACTGTAGCCACAGCATAAGCTGAATACGATGCAATCGGGTGCAGGTTTAGCGATTCGCCAACAAAAAAAGTTACAAAACCGCATGCAGCTTCATAATCTTTCGCGTCTAACGTTATTGGATTATCGCCATTTATAAACGATATTTCGTATGTATTCATTCGCCGTCCTCCTTAACTTCCAGCATTTCATGCTCAGCGAAAAAAGACGTGGGATTATCAGACGCAGCAATAAGGGCAGACCGCTTACCTATTGCGCTGTGTATTTGATTTGCAGTGTGGTCGTTATTGGTGGAGTCAACTAAACCACCAGCACCTAGAACCTCTGTGATTTGCTCGCTCGACCATTTAAGGCATTGTAGGAATGTCTGTGTTGCTTGGTTGTCCAGCCATATCTCCAGCTGTGACAGGGTTAATCTCTTGTGTTTGTCTTCCATCTATGACTCCTTCGCCATCAATAAATGTGTCTTCTATGGTTTGCGCGGCTTCCAGTGCTTCCTGTCCGCTTGCTATACCTGCATTCACTATTCTTTCTAGTGCTTGCGAGTAAAGATTGGTGATTTCTGCCTCTTGCTTATCGGCTTTTAATCCTATCTCTGTCATCTCCTTTGCGGCTTCTTTCGCCAATTTCATACGTTTCAATTCAACTTCTTGAGACCTTAGCATTTGATCTTCTTTGCGCATTTCCATCTCAGCAGCTTGCTGTGCCATAAGCAGGTCTTGCATTGGGTCTCTTTGATTTGGATCTGGTTCCGGTGCTAGCTTATCAATATTAGGCGTTTTCATTGCGCTTAATACATCAAGCTGTGCTTCTCGATAATTTAATACTTGCTGTGGCTGTGTTCTTGCCATATCAAATATGGCCTGAGCACGTTGTACACGCTCTACATCTGAGCCTTGTGATGGGTCTGCGGCCATGCGAATATCGCAATCTTCTGGATTGAAATCATTCTCCATTGAGGCTTGTTGGTCGCTGTCTAGCACTCGATTGTATTTGTCATTGTCGTAATGCTTGTAATTTAGTGCGGCTATCTTCTGGAACTCACTGCGAGCGCAATTATAAACCCGCATAATGATTGAGTTGGGGACTTTAAGCCCTTGCTGTAGTTTTGCCAGATAAAGGCTCGCTGCCTCTCCTGCTTGCGCCTGAACGTTAACGGCGGCATTTGTCATAGAGCGTGAAGAATTGATTAATGCTTCCATCAGCTGGAACAGTACCGGGCTAGGGCCAGAGAAAGGGAATTGAACAATGTTATCTCTAAGATTACCAGCGCCATGATTAGGGATTGGAGTTAATTGCCCTAGCTGTACCTCTATAGGGCCTGACTGAACCGCGTTACCTCTACCGCTTGCTAGTGATTGGTTTATCAATCCTGAGTTTGAAGCCGTGATATGTAACGTCCCTGCATCTATCATTTGTCGAACATTGGTATTAATAGCGTCAAACATAGGACCAAGTAAGATGCCCCACCCCATCCCCATAGGACCGCCTTCTGGGTCTGGTAAGAATCGGTATTGTGTAAACTGAGGGACACAGTCTATTTTAACGATTTCACCATCATTATCTATAATTGTGTCCTCATCATAATTAGGACGAAGCGATACAATTCTTTCCTTGTCCTCCCAGATAATAGCAATGTACGGCTCTTTCATTCCGTCATCGTCTAGGTCAAGCCATGTATGCGCCTCGATGAACTCTATTTCGTTAGTATCTTCTTCTAATTCGTCTTCATCAATATTCCACTTTTGATCGCCACGAATAAAGCTGATCACTTCGTTTTTAGAGTATTTGCACTTCTGGAATTTATCGGGAGCGGAATCGAATGATTTATAGTTATGGTCAAATATAACTTCATCAGCCAAACAAAGCTCACTGCATACCTCTTGTATTCCTGCATCCCAGTAGGTTTTTTTATAAAAAGTACCGGGCGAGGCAAGTATTAGTAACCCCTTATCTTGGTTATCTCTCCAGTCTGGAATCATTTCTGATAGTTGATAATTTGAGAAGTCTGATACTCGTTTTGCTCTTTCTTCTTTTTCTTCGCTTGCTTGACCGTATATCTTGGCATGGATAATCTCGTTAGCCCATACTAATTCACTGGCCGCCCTTGAGCTAAAGTCAAGCATAGCCTCAAGAATGTAAGGCATCATTGCCATGCTAGCACCTTCAAACGGGAATGATTTCTCCGTAATTTCAATATCGCCGGACATGGCTTGCATTTTAGCTAAGTTTAATGCTCGTCTGTACTTCTTGAGCCAGCCTTCCATTGACTTCCCTGCTGAATCATATAGATCTAACGCATCAGAACACGCTTTTGTTGGGTCTTCAATTTGGTCTACGAGATTGCCAGCATCTAGGTTTTTAATCAGTAAAGAGTCGTTTTCTTCTTCGTATTCAACCAGTTCTTCGGTTATTTCTTCCATTTGGTCGTAAGGTACGCTCATCATCTTTTTCTCTTAGCTAGCTTAGTTTGCTCTTGATTGGTAAGAGGTCTCCACAAACCGCATACATTACATCGTGTATATGCGAGAGACTTATCTTTAACTTTAACGCAATTATGACACATTACAAACCTATCATATATAAAAATACTTGCATCTGACTAAGTTCTGGATTATTGACCCAATAACCAAACCCGAGAACACACCAAAGAACAAAAGATATTATTAATAATGATGTAAACGTAAAAGTAATTGAGTTATTCAATAGCCTGTCACCGTATCCCTACCCGCTTTTTTAGGTGAGTAATAAACTGTTTCATCTGGGTACAAATCGCACACCCTAATAGCATACCTTCTCATCATGTAAGCATAGCGTATTGCGTCTAATAAGTCATCTTTAACTTTTACTATATCAGTATTGCCGCTAGGCGTTGTCTTTGTGTGATATTGCCTTAATTCTTCAAATACTTCAAACAGGCTAGACACTATCTTAAATCTACCCGTACTCATTAAATTATTTAGCTCCATAATACCAGCCCATACACCATTGCCGCCGTCTTCCCATGTGGCATGCTCTGCCAGCATATTAAAGCCTTCTTCCTCGTAATAGTCTTTTTGTTGTTTTGCGCTACCTTTTTCTGTTTGTAGTCCGTCACTAGGCCATGCTGTAGGTACGTTTTCACACCAAGGCTTTATAATATGCCATGCTTCAAAAGGCTGCTTCTTAGACGCTTTCCATGCGTTTACGATATAAAACATATCCGCGCCCTTATCCCATACCATCTGAATATGCGCTTGAGGGTGATCCCAGCCAAAGTCCATACCGTTAATCACGAACCAGTGATCTGGAATATCAAACGGTTTTATTGATAGTTCGTCTTCATCAACCTCATATATTAACCCTGAACCCATTAGCGGCGTTCCTTCGCTTCGCATTTTACGCTGGTACTTTGGATACATGGATAATATCTTTCTTTGCATATCTTCATCTAAATGAGAGCATTCTTTCCATGTTGCGGTCTGCAAATACATACCTGTATCGGCAAAGTTTATTTGTTCTTCGCCGTCCTCAAGGTCTGGTTCTTCACCCATAAACTTACATACAAGCTGGGTTTTTCCGTTTTCAGGTGTAAATGTGAGAATACCAGAACCGCCATTTCCTTGATTACCGCTTAATGTTCTAGTTAATACTTGAGGGAATATGTTTGCGTCTTTGGGTTCTTCATCAATATGATACCAATCAACTTCATCCCCCATAATGGCGTGCTGGCCTTGAGAATATGACCAGAACTGACAAGTGGATATGCCGTTTCTATGCTTTACTCTAACCTCGCGCATTGCACCAGATGTTCCAGCCATAGCGATACTACCTACTATTCTATCAGCTGGTATCAATCCGCCTTCAAATTGCTTATCAATATATCGTCCGAATAGTTTATTTTGCAGTAAATCCCTAGTCTTTTCGCCTGAATACCCCAATAGCCAGCACATAGGCGGGAAATCAAAGGTGATTCCCTCCCAATTATCAGGGTAATCTCCAATCAGGTGGTATGCGTCCATTATTAATCCTGTGCGGGTCTTACCGGAACGGTTGGAGGCCATCAGCATACATGCGCTAAAGTCTTTGGTTGCTCTTATGAACTTTCGCTGCCATTCATAGGCATTCTCATATGATCGAGAAAGTATATTTTTCTTATTCCGCCTTATCTTTTCTTCGAGCAATGCGGCGTACTCTATTTTTTCTTGCCTGTTCATCTTGGAGGGGTGATGTGCTGAACAGCATTCAATACACTGTATATTTCTTGGGGGGTTCCTGCTGCAAAAGCTAAACCGTGATTTCCGCAGGATGGGCATTCATTACTTAAAGCTAACCCTTCTGTTGGATGCCACCACGAACATGTAGCGCAATAATATATCTTGAACTCTTGCAGCTTCATAGCCGGCATTACGGTTTCTCGCTCTGATTTCGCTGGGATTCAAGCTGTCTTAGCTTGCTCTCTATTTCTTCGTCTGTTAGCTGGGACATATCAACCACACCCAACACACCCGACACTTCTTGCTCTGTTTTGTCTTTTAGCCCTAGATCACGAGCAATGATACTAGCGTTTAGAAGGTCTGCTGCTGCCCCTGAAAACTTCTGATTCTTAATGGCTCGCTCAACTTGCATACAGACACTCAAAAAATCATCATCATTTTTGTAGTTAGTCCATGTATTCTCACAAACATCAAGAAATAAACATAAGCCGCCAATAGTCATAGCACGCATTTTATAAATATCGGTTTTTACTATTTCACCCTGATAAGAAAAGGCTTTTTCCTCATATAGCGGGTTGTCTTCTACCCACTGAAAATACTCCTCACACGCCTCTAATAATTCTTGGGGTGACTTGAATATTGGGTTTCTTCCGTGTGTGCTTCTTGCTTTCCAGAATTGATTACCGGCGGGCGCTGCCATTGCGATCCTCTCTTGGGTTATTCGCTTAAAATTAGACTAATTATAGTTTATTTATACATACACGTCTATTTTTACCCTTCTTGCCCTAGCGCAGTAAACTTGCCTGATTACCTGATAGAAGTATTTATTTGTTTCCATAATTATCTCTTATAAACATGTAAAATCGTGAAATAACAAAATTTAGTCTTGCTACTGGGTCAATATACTCACTGGCTTCTTTGTTTATACGGAATAACAGCCCATTTAAGCGCTATTCGCATCTTTCGTCCCCATTACACATATCTTTGATGTTCTCTTGCTGTAGGCGTTCAGATTCAGCCTCAAACTGTTTTGGGTCTTCTTGATACAGTTTTAGCATTTTATCAAAGTTCATTTTGAATTATCTTTCTTCCGTATTACTTCCAAAATCCTGTCTATGGCCTTGTCGCTTAGATTTGGTCTATTTTTTAGTAGTTTGTTTACTTTGTATTCTGTAAGGCTTTTTACATTTCACAATAATTCCATAACAGGTACATAACGCAGACCTCGCAAGCTCGGCTGGTTATGATGGCTGTTATGCGTTAAACGGAACACCAATCCGCCCCGCGCCTTCGCCGAATTCAAATATTTCATAGCCGACCTCACTTCCGAGTGAGCTGCTTTCAGCGCCTTTTCGTGCATCTTCTTCTGTAGCGAACTGCACAATTTCATTTTCATCATCAACAAGCGGTAAAATATATTCACCATTTGGGTGTTGAAGCATTACAAAGTAAGTTTTTTCCATATCCATCTCCCACGCCTAACAAGGCGTTTAAAAATCGGAGCGCGAAAAGCCGCGCCCGTTTAACTCTGCGTTATATTTATGCGAACGGCTGCATCAAGATACGATTAAACAAACTAAACCTGCCTGCATTGTCAACATCGTCAAAAGTTAAGGTAACTAATGACCTGCCAGTTCTTTCGTAATCAATAGGATTGCCGACAAAGCGTCCATTAAACCTCTTAACCAGCCTTTGTGTGAAAACTATGTTTTTTGTTTTAGACCAATCCGTCATCTTCATGATTAACTCTCCAAAAATATTTCCATTATTCTCTCCATAAGCCATAATATTATACTTGTTAAATCTAAAAGTCAAGTTATTTATCCATTGCTTCGTTGTACATTTCCTCTGGATGCGGCAAAATTAACCCTAAATGTTCAGAACAATACATTTCTAATATTTCCAGATAATCACACATTTCCTTATTAGTCATCTTGCTGGTATGCGCTCTTATTGCCTTTTCTCGTCCATTTATATTTACCATTTTTCTGGGTAAAAGCAGGTCAACAAAATATTCATGTATATCCTCAGTCGAATATATCTGCCCTTGTGATTCTTTTAGGTGTTTTTGTATTTCGCCGTTCCATAACCACATTAGTTTATTTATTGCTAGGCTGCGTTTAGGCTTATATAGGCTTGTTTCTACTTGAACAGGTTTAGTGATGACCGCCGCCTTAATTTTGGCTATAAACGCTTCCTTGTCGGCCTCGTTAAATATTATGGTTGTTTGTTTCACTTTACCGTACCGAATCTTGAGAAGACACGCTTAAACCCATCGTTATTGTGGCCTAAGTAGGTGATCACGCTGCCTTTTGTAACCCCCGTTTTCTTTTTTCCGTTTGGTAAATAATAATTTGTGCGGCCATGAATAAAGCATTGCGGATAATTTAATAGCGACCTAAACCATTTCTCAGATGTTGCGGCAAACGTAATGCAGCACGCTTGTTTGCCTTTTAATATTCCAGACTCATAAACGGCTACAAGATGCTTTATCCATAATGGATTGTTTGTTCTGCTGAAAGGATGATTCATCCAGATATTTCCGAACCAAGGCTTATTTAGTCCGTCTTCGCTATAAAACCGTGTTGCTTGTATCTGTTTGTTCGCTGTTTCGCTTGATGAAGGATCAAGATCAATACTTCCCATAACATCCCTTGCAGCATTAACTAGCTCTATAGGCGTGTACCATTCAAAATTGCCGCTATCCTGATTTATTAGTTTTGCATTATTCATTAAAATAAAGCCTCCTGCTTTGACTGATAGAGCGATTTTCTTTTGTATTCGTTTGTTTCTGTAGTCTCAACAATCATACCTCTGGCAAGAATCTTTAAACATCTTCTGATTTCATCAACGCTAAGCCCTGTTTGTTCTGTTAGGTCGCAAGGCCGGTAAATACAGCCGGAATTCATCGCTGTCAAAACTTTATTTGTATTATCCACGTCTGCCTCTCCTTTTCTTTGTGTCTTTAGCTATATTGAACCCCGCCATATATTCATCCGCAGTCTTCACAGGAACCCGCTTATACTTACTAATATCCATCCCGCAATCTTCGCACTCTTGGACAATCATGCCTATATGACAGATATTAGGATCCTTCATTGCGGCAGGGTGTGACATCCAGTTTTTGCCTCTGTATTTGTCGTGGTTGCATTTATTTAAAGTAACGGGATTTACCACGCGATCAGTAATACTACATTTTCGCGGGTTATCCTCTTTTAGTTGTCCTTCTTCTTTTAGTTTGTTTACTCTTGCGCTAACGCTGCTTAATTCGATGTTGCCCCACTTGCCGCGATATATTGCCATAATTTCTTGAAGGCTTAAATTTCCACCTAGCGACACAATATCCAATATTTTGTCACTTTGTGACATTTCATTGGTTTCTTTTGTTTCGCGGTAGCTGGCTTTGCTTGTGCACTTAACAGTCATTTTCTATCGCCTCAAATATATCAAAACTTATATACTCTTTCCCTTTTGGCACAATTCGCTTATATGCGCCAATATGATAAATGCGGTTGTCATTAAACCCGTATTTCTTTTGTAAAATGTCAATAAACGGTTTTAAGCAGTTATCTAAATCAAAACCCTTATTGCTAACCCCGATTTGAATATGGAATTCTAAGTTCCCGCCGGGTATCTTCATCGGCTTTAAATTAACCAAGCAATCGTTGATAAACTGCTTATAGCGTGGCGTCTTGTACCTTTTTCCGCCTCGATATGCCATATTCATAGATAGCGGTTTAACGTCAATCTTCACGCTCATTCCTTGCTTTGCCAGCACGCGTGTTCGGACAGCTCACGATGAACCCAATTAACAGCTTGCTCAGAATATAGCTGCAAGCCTTCGTTTTCTAAATTAATATCCTCACTTAGTGTTTCGTCACACACATTTATCACTTCTTGTAGCTGTTTTATTTTAGCCTCAAGATGTTTTACATGACTAGATATTCTTTCGTTTACGTTACTCATAATAATTCCCTCAGCCTCCTTAAAGCCCACCACCTAAATATTCACGAAACAAATACCTCACATGGTAAAAATCTAAGCCTAGTTGTTTTGCTATCTCTCTAGATGATAGCTTTAATCTTTGTGTTCTTTGTGTCGATAGAATCTTGCGCCCCCTTCTTGCCATGCGCTTGCATTCTCTCCTTGTTTCTTCGTCTTCTGCTTCTTTAGCAGCTTTCGCATATTTAGCAACAAGCTCAATATTAAAATCTATCTTTTCAGATAATGCGATTTTAAAATCAAACCTTTCGTATATTTCGTCGTTTGTTTCTTTAGTTGTCATAATTCACCTCATTTATAACAGGTCGCTAACACAGACCGCTACGCGGCTGGCTAGCTTGGCTGTTATGCAGCGCTATAAGCCTCACCGCAAAACGGGCAGAATGAAGAAAAAACAGGTACAGCTTTTTTTCTAACGCCGCTATCAGCTTTTTCTGTAACAATCTGAACCTTAACGCCGGTACAATTCATACTGCTGTCCAGTAATAAAGGTACTTTGATTTTTGTGTTTAAGTTTTTTTCGTTTAACTTTTCGTTTACCGTTTCAACACAATTACACATTTACTTATCTCCATTATTAGCCTTGCATAACAAGGCGTTTAAAAATCGGAGCGCATAAAGCCGCGCCCGGTTAACTCTGCGTTATAAAATAAAAATCCACACTAATAAAGCACAACATATAAACCCTGCTACAAACCCTTGTTTTAATGATTTATTAGCTATTTCTTCGTATTGGTTCATTGTTTTGCTCCTATAATTTTATCCCATAAGCTGATTAAACTTATTATAAAGATTCGCTTCATCTACTGGAATACCTTTCTTTTTTGTTCTCCGGCTCTTTTTTCTGCACTCATTGCACAGTCTTTCTCTATATGCCTTTCCTGTTGTTTTATTAGTGCGAATAATCCTAAATTCGTTATCAGGTTTAATATCTCCGCAGCCTTTGACTGATTTTGTGTTTTTACAAAGAATCAAGAATCTTCAACTTTTCGTCAAGTTCTGAGTTAAATTTAATCACTTCTAACTCCATTTCTTCAATATATTTATTATCTCGGTCGACTCGGATTATCAGCTTGTTTAAATGTTCTGGCATACGCGGATCAAAACTCATAAAATCACACCAATTCTTACTCAAGCAAGCCATTTGCCATTGCATTTGATCAATATATTTTTTAGGTATTGTTTTGCTAATCATATAATCAATGTGAGTGGCTGTATTTGGGCATTTAATCTCAAGCAATCCTTCTCCGGCCAAACCATCTGGGCTTGCCCCGCTAAACTCAATATTTGGATGGTCTGCAAACGATATTCGCTCAACCTCAACATCATTTAAAAACTCATACGCCGCGATTGCTTGCGGCTCTGTTTCTACACCCCATTGCATGGCGGCATTGCTAAAACTGTCTGATTTAACGCCTGTGAGCCTCTCAGCAATAAGCTGCCCCATGTAGGTTGTGCGCCCTGCTGCTGGCTTACCGCTTTTTAGTTTTGCCATAACATCAGTAATTTTTGATGCGGTGACTTTACCGGCACGCAGTGATAACCATTCATCGGAACCTTGCGGATAATCGTCTTCAAAATAAATCATTTTTTCACCTTTGCTTTTGCTTTAATTGCCGCTAGTGCGTTTTTATATTGCTTTGCTGGAACATGGTTAAAGCTACCGCACTGGAAATAAGTTAAGAATTTCCCTTTATCAACTCCGGCATCGTCAGCCAGCTTTTCAAGCTCTTCGGCTTGCTCAAAAGTAACCCTGTCGCTACCGTCTGTGTCAGCCTCTTTTGAAGCAAGCCCTAATATACTAAATAGCGTGTACCTTTGAAGATAGCTAACCGTTGAACCTATGGCCTGAATATCGTTTTTACTTCCAGACTTATCAGGAAACTCCCTTAAAGCGGTGCATTCTTCGTGCCCTAGAACATGAGTAACACAACAAGTAACGGATATACTTTTTTCATCTTGGGTTGTTTTCCATGAGTGACTTAATCCATTAGCGACCATAGCTTCTGAAATCTCGCTTATTGTTTCAGCTAATCCGGCATATTTTGAATTGTGGCCTTTCTTGTTTCGTTCAATCGTCGGCACT